AATACTGATCATCTACTTGATCAGATACACTCATAAATATATAAGATAATACCAAATAAGTACTAGCTAGTTTAACTTCTGATATATCTAATAAATCAAATGAGCTAATATCTTCATATCTATCTGTGCTTGCATCTACTTTGTACTTACCTTGTAAGTTAAGAGTTTGAACTATCTCATCTCTAGCAGCTACATGGCTTAATATATGGCTTGTTTCACTATTAGGTAGGTATTTATCATATTCATATATAACTCTTTTAAGATCTTGATCATCAGAGAATACAATGTTTAAACCATTAACAACCATTGCAGATGAATCAGCAGATATAGCTATTTGATACCAGTATTGCTCAACTGAATTAACAGTAGTTTTAGCCTCTAGGTTAGTTGATTTATCTAAGCCTCTATCCCATGTGATAAAACCAGATCTATTAAATGCCTTAGTATCATCAAATTGACCGCTAACAGCTGTAAATGCCGATCCATTATAGTATTTAACTGATAATGTTGCTGCATTGGTATTAGCAGTTCCAAGCTCCACATAGATATTATTAATCGGCTTATAAAATCCAATATAGATAAAATCTTCTGCCGCAATCATTGTAAATGATGCTGTATCTCTATCAAATTGCAGTAGCTCATTAGAATAATCTGCAAATACAGAGTTATCATCATGTAGGATAGTTAGTTTTTCATTTGTTTTAATCATCGCAATCCCTATGTAATCTTAGTTATTTTTATTTGAGCATAAACTGTATCTACTGAAAAGTTTGAGCTTAAACCATAGCCAAATGAGCCAGCACTTGTTTGGCATCTGTGTTGAAATTCGTACACTTTAGTTGATGCTACTGTTATTACACCTGTGCATCTGCTTATAGTATTTGTATTTGCTGCTGAGCTAACATATTCAGATGATCCTAGAATCTCAGTGGTAGCATCTGTTATATTTTGGAATCTGCTTTGATGACCATTAACATTAGCCGCTGGTGCTGTTGCTTCTATATGATAAGTTCCAGCTGTTAAAGTTATCTGGTTAGTAGCTACTGAAACTGATCCTGTTGCACCTGTTAAAGTGTTTAAATCCCTAGTTCGCCATGCACCGCTAGTAAATGTGCCACCAAAAGAAGCAGCAGTTTTAACATCCTTTACATAGGTTATTTCTAGAGTGCTTCCACCGCCACCGCCACCTGTGCCGTATTCAGTATCAACTCCAGCATCATTAACCGAGTGAAGTTTCTTTGTGGTTGAGTCTACATATAAAGCTGTACTACCGCTTTCGGGAGTAGCTGGTGCGGTGTCGTTTTTAATTATAATTTTGCTCACTGTCTTATCTCCTAACTTCTTTTATATTCTCTTACGCTAAATCTTACTTTGACGATGGTGTTATTAGTATCTGTGTCTGCTGCAAAGTAAAGTACATCTGTAGGTGATAGTGAGAATCCAACAGGATCAGCGATAGCTAGTGTGTTTTCAACTGCCGTGTCAACGGTAGCTCTAAATACTTCATACCTAGTTTCAAACTGTCTATTGAAAACATACCCTTTAACCAAGACCTTCGGAGTGCCGCCGCCTGATGTTTTATTGATATTAATCCACAAGTATTTCGCCACAGCATCACTGTTAGAATCAGTATGGAAAATAGCCTGTTGTGTTGTGCCGCTTAGTGCTGGTATCTCTGCCTGTGTTGTAGCTCCAGTGGTCTCTGTGATTAATATTTCTGCCATGTTTGTTTGATCTGATCCACTAGATGAGACGGCACATCTGTTAATGCCTAAGCCTGTAAAAGTTGTGACATCACTACCTGTACTACCCAATGTATGCGCTCCAATCTGCTCTAAACCATCTGTATCTATATAAACGAAATACAAAGCTAAGGCACCATTAGAAGTTGATCCATCAGATGTATTAGTATATGTAATTGTAAATGTGCTTGCTGTTGTCATAGGTACAAAGTCTGTAGTGGTAGCCCAAATTGTTTGCTCACCACCAGCACTAGTCAATCCTTCTCTATATCCAAACTTATTAAAGTTACCTACACCACCCCTGCGGTTTATTGATACTTCATCTGCAAAGTCAGAAGGTCTAACTACATTGGCATCTGTATCTCGGCTTATAGACTGATTTAGTGGCGTTGCTGATGGTACAAAATTGTTTCCGTAGTATGTTGTTAGTCTTAAAAATGTTTGAGCTCCTGTATTATTCACAAGCCTTAATCTAAAGTATCTGCCTAACTTAACTGCTGTATGAAATTCAGGGATATTAGCAGTAACATCAAAGCCACTTGCGGGAAATGTACTATCCCAATTAGTGCCATCATTAGAGAAATCAAAATATAATGTACCGTGGTTGTCTGTTTTAAGTTGCACACCCACATGTGGTAAGTCGTTTTGTTCGCCTACTCCAGTAAATGTTGCGCCTGATGATAGCGGTGTAGTCGAGCTATTACCAGTAGATGTTACACCTGTATCTCTAAGTAAAGTCATAATCCACCCCATTATATATAAGTGAAAAGCTTTCTCTGTTTTTAATTACTGGTGAAGCTATTCCTTGGATTGTTATATTTAATATATTATCACCACCGCTTCTATTTGTAATAGTTACCATAGAGCCAGTAACTGCATTTAAGCTAGTAGTGATACCTGATGTTGTTTGTCTAATTACTTCGAATAGCTCTATATTTATTGTTTCACTAGCATCAGTATCTATAATTCTGTTAATTACTTTATCATCGAATATAACAAGATCACCGTTTATTGTAAGCTCACCATCTACGTTAATATCCTCAAATACAATCATTTGCTGATTCTCTGGTATTTCTACCTCGCAATCAGCCGCTACATTATTATATGAGAAATTCTCATCATCAATGCTAACAACATCAAGCTTATCAGTTAATGGATTATATTTAAATGGCATTTTTCACCACACTTAATAGAACTTTCTTCTTAGTGTCTTCATAGGTAACTGTCACAGTGCCAATATCAGAGGCGCTTAAACTATATGTATAAACCTCTATTAAAGCTGTTGGATATGTTGCTGTTATGGTGTCGTATTTACCGAATGGGGATATGTTATCAGATGCAACATACAGAGGATTAGCTAGTGATGTTTCTATATAAGATTCTTGGGCTGTATCACCATCTCTACTAGGTGATTCAACAAAGCTTCTCTTTTGATTATCTTGTAGACTGCCAGATGCTCTAATCATTTTCTCATCCCATTGGCATAATACCAAGCTACTACTTTTTTACCTCTAGGGTATATATTGATTATCTTATAAGTATAGCCAGTTTTCATTTGTAATTGAACTAACTTTTTCTGTAGCTCTTTCTCATCTTTCGCTTCAATGTAACTATACGAGACATTTAACATTTAAACCTTAAAACAAAAGGGTAGCCGACCGAAATCAGCTACCCCATTAGTATTATTAACTCTTATTATGGAGTTTCTTCAATCTTAACTACTCTCTTACCAGAATCTAATACTTCAAATCCTGCAAGATAGTCTAGAGAATATCTCCAAGCTAGGTTAGCTAGGTCATAGTCTCTTTGTAGTCTAACATTTTGTTGGAAAGCATATCCCATAGCGCTTGGATGCCATGCGTATGAATCAGTTCCAGTAAATACGTTAGAAACAATTACTTTTAATCCGTAAATTTCACCGATTTCTCCATTTAATACAGGTCTGCTTGATCCGTATTTAGAGCTGTCGATAAAGTTATCAATTAATAGCATGTTTTTCTCTTGAGCGTTACCAACACCGATGAAACATTCATTAGGATTGATGTTTTGAGCGATTAATAATCTTCTCATCTCAAGGATATCAGTTAACTCGATATCTTCGTTAGTAGCATCATTGTATTGAATTACATGATCTGGAGCTGCTGCTGATGCATTATCAAATTCAGCTTTGATTTTAGCATCTACATCATAAGCTAGATCTTTAGAAGCTTTCATAACAGCGTCTTGAGTAACCTGTAACATTGATTGTTGATCTGCAATATCTTCTAAAAGAAATTGAACTACTCTGTGCTGATCCAAGCTAATTGTATCAGCAGCATAAGTAATGATTTGTGAATCAACAGCTGTGTTTTCACCTTTAGAACCAACAGTAAAACCACCAGATCTAGGTAGTTTGATCGAGCTAGTTCCCTTGCTTGCAAGGTACGAAAAGTCACTTACAGTTGGTAGTAATTTTGATTCTTGTTGTAAATAAAGTTGCGCAACCTCAGCTACACGTGCCATTGCACTTGCAGAAGTTTCAGTTACACCCATTAAAGCGTCAGCCATGGTAATCTCCTATAAATTAGTTAGTTGGTATCCCAGATAGTTGTTGCATTACATATTCTTTACGTTCTGCTGCATTCATCTGTGCTACCGTTTTGTTAGTTGGTTTCTCTATTGCTGGTTTAGTATCAGCCATAGATTTTACTGTGTTACCTTTAAATAAATATTTCTTATCTTCTTTTAGAGAATTAACAAATGAATGAATTGATTCTTTGGTAGGCTCTAGCTCACCATCTGGAATCTCAATCATCTTTGCATAATCTTTTTGAGCTAATAGATCGTTTACGTCGTAACAATTTTTAGCTTCTCTAGATACTGCATTCATTACGTTTGATCGAAGTAGCTTATCTTCATAGGCTTGTAGCTGTTGCTTATAAGTTGAAGATTTCTCTTTCTCCATCTGTAGCATCTCTTGGTAGTTACCTTTTTCTTCTAGCTCACGCTTTTTGTAATTCTCCAGCTGATCACGCATTGTTTCAAACTCAGATCTAAACTCGTTTTTCTGAGACTTGTTACGCTGAGATTCAGCAAGAAGTCTTTCATTAGTAGATTTCAATTGTTCAATTGTAGCTACTAGATTACCCTCGTCATTAGCGTTCGCTGTGATTTCACCTTCGTGATTTTCATCTGACATTTTATACTCCCTTATATTGTTGTTTAGATTCTACCTATTTGTAAAATCATTTCTTACTTAGCTTGATTGCTCCAGCTAGAGCATTAACAATCTTTCTCCTAATACCAGCATTGAAATCCTCGCCTATCTTTGGATCTGGTGTCATTCTCCTGATAACCTTGGATTTTCCAGCGCCTAGATTATTATGATATTTAGCCTTTGCATCTGTAAACCACACTCTTAGATAATTCCTGAATTTTTTACTTTTAATTGACTTGAGCATCTTCCCAGTTAATTCTAGATTTCTAGGCGATTGCTTTTTCTCTTTCAGCTTTCCAGATCCCATAGCTTTTACATAGCTACTAGAGTATTTCTGAAATCTAGCCTTACCGCCAGTGTTTTTAGGGTTTAAGCCGCCTCTATTAACAGGCGATACACCTCGCTTAATAGATGCGATTATCTCGTCTTTGATAAATTTATCCAGCAATCTAATAAATATAGGCTTAGCTCTCTCAGTTAAAG